GCTGAATATAAAAAGAAAGGATATAAAAATAGAATTATTCCTATAAATTTCTCAGCTTCTGTTATAATAGGGTATAATAAAGATGGTGAGGAAATTAAAGCAAAAACAAGACCTTTTGCTATTAGCCTAACTCAAGAGTATGTTAATGAACAGAGAATAGTTTTCTCATCTACTGATAGTGATACTATTGCTGAGTTAGAAAGAATGACTTATGTTAAGAACCCTAGTGGAGAGATAATTTATAGAACACTCACTGAGGGTGGGGGACAAAAGGGGGAAGATCACTTTACATCAGCACTTATAGGTGCTGTACTAGCTTACTGGTTAAAAAATGAATCCATGATTTCAATAGGAGAAAAGCCTAAATTATATAGGAGTCGATGGATTTTAACTTAGAGGATAAATATGTCAGATAAAAAATTAGCTAAAGCAAGTTTTAATGAATTCTCACTTATGCCCAATAATACCTCAGTATGGAGTCCAAAAGATGTGGATAAAATGGAGGTTATGGGGTTTGATGATTTTGCTAATGTGGTTAGGTCATGTAGGTTTTTCTATAGGAGAGACCCATTAGTATCTACTGTAGTAAATAAATTAGTAGAATTAGGAATGAATAGATTTATCTTTTCTAAAAAGAATCTAAACCAAAATGAATTAAAAACTGTTACTGGTTTATTAAAACCACTTAAAGAGTTTGCATCTATGATGGCTTTAGAGTATCTTGTATCAGGTTTGGTTTGCCCTGAGGTAAAGTTTACCGTGGTTCCTAAGAATAAACTACAATACTATGGGATAAAGAAATATGAATCTTTAAGTCTTCCTACAGAAATGTGGTTAAGAGACCCCGCTACTATTAAGATTAACTCATCTATGTTAGGAAGTAAGCTATCTTACTTTGTTAAGATACCTGATAAACTAAAACACTTTATTCAGAGTCAGGGTGTGTATCCTGATCTAACTGAGGATAAAGTGTTATATAAGGAACTAGTAGCTAACTATCCACAGTTTGTTGCTGATGTAAGGGCAGGTAAGGACTTTGTGTTACTAGAAAATGATTTGATATTCTTACGTAATCCTTTATCTGATTCACCATACCCAACTCCATATCTATATCCAAGTTTAGAAATATTAAAACAAAAAAGAAATCTTAGAAGGATGGATTACTCTGTTGCATCAAGAGTTATAACAGCTATTATGTTAGTTAAACTTGGTAATGATGAGTTTCCTATGACAGAGGATGATGAAGCGGATTTCAATGATATAAAGAATCAAATGCAGTGGAGAAATACTACTGGAGATGTAGAAAGAATATTCCAACTCTTTGGAAATCATACTCTTAGTATAGAATGGATTATGCCTGATGTTTCTGTATTATTAAATGATGCTAAGTATGCGGAAGTAAATCAAGAAATTTTATATGGAATGGGGTTTCCACATCTATTGATAGTTGGGGAAACTAAACGTAGTTCGTCATCTGATCCAGAATTTGCTATAGTATCTCCCATTGCTACTATGGAGGTAATAAGAGATAAAGTTATTTTTGTTATAAATAATATTCTGTATGATGTTTTTAAAGAGAATGGGTTCAAAGGTGAAACTGAGTTACAATTTGCTCCTTTGGATAAGGTGGCTTTTAGTAAGTTTATTGAAACTCTTAATAAACTATATGAAGCTGGTAATATATCTAGAACTGAATATGATGAAACATTTGGATATTTCTGGGAAGACCAACTAGATAAGAGAGAGGAAGAACAAAGAGAACTTGAAGATAGAAATCTACCTGAGTTTAGCCCTACTCCTAATAGTAGGCAACCCAATATTAAGGGCCAAGTAGTCCCTAAAAATCCTGCAATGACCCCCAAAAGTCCTGTTGTAAAACCAAAAGAGGTGGTGAAAAATGAAAAATAATGAACAATTAAACAGCTATTTTGAATCTATGGTACAATTACTAATAGATAAGGAAAAAGATGAGGCTTTTGCTTCTGTAACATTGAATCCTTTTCTTACCTGGATTAAATTTATCTTAACCGATGATAAACCAAATCTTAATCATCAAAGGATTCCACAAGAGGAATTTGCAAACTTAATAAAATCTGGAATCAATATGCCTATTAAGATGGCTAGTAAAGAAATTCCAGATGGCCATGATGATTCATTTCCAATAGGCACTATAACAAATCTTGTGGAAAAAGAAGGAAAAATATTTGGTCTCGCTGCTCTATGGAATAAAGAAAGAACCGAAGATGTTAGTTTTATCAAACAAAGTTATATAGATGGGAAACCATTAAATCTATCTTGGGAAATAAGTTATGATGATGCTAGAGCATCAGAAGAGACCGAGATTTTAGATTTACTTGGTGTAATTTTAAAAGCTGCTACATTTGTTGGTATGCCTGCCTATAGTGGTAGAACCCCAATTTTAGCAGTGGCATCTAAAACCAATGATAAGGAGAATTCAGACATGGATGAATTAGAAAAGAATAAAATTAGAATTGCTGAGTTAGAAGCTGAACTTACTGAACTCAAGAAAGCAAAAGATGAAGTTACATTTGCTAGTGCAGTATTAGAAGATGAATTGAAATCTCTACGTGAGTTTAAAGCTAGTGTTGATAAAGTTGAGAAAGAAACTCAAGCTATTGCTGCTATTAAAACTCAGTTTGAAACTGCAGGAATTAAGAAAGAAGATACATACTTCGTTGAAAATAGAGAACGCCTGCTTGGTATGGATGAGGACTCTATTAAGTTTCTCTTACAGGAATTAGTGTCGTTTGTGCCTACAGATATTAAAGTAGAAACTGCTTCTACTAAGATTCCTAATTTTACTAATGATGACAGTGGTAAGAGTGATGACCCAGTAAAATTAGCTGAGGAACTTCGTAAACTCAATAAAATTAGATAGTTATGGAGGATTTTAGTCATGGAAATTAATTACTATGAGAATATTATGGGTGGGTTAGCCACTCAAGATATGGTTGAAGGTCGGATGGTTTATCTGACTTCTCACACTTGGGATAAAGATTTTGGTAGTGCTGTTGATCTACCTGGTTGTGCATTAGCTACAGGACAAACTAACTATAGTAAGTCCCGCTATTGTGTAGCGTTTGCAGTTGATAATCGAGAATTGCCTTTCTATCAGGCAACACCCAGTTTTGCTTTTGCTTTGCGTCAGGGTTTTGAACAGGCGGAAAATGTTCCTTTTGCTGCAACTGTGTACCTTGATCATCCTGGGAATATGTTAGATAGGACTATTCCATCTGGGAATGGTGTTTTATTGTTTGGTTCAGACTCTATTATTACTATTACTTCTGGTAACTATACCTATGCTGCTGCTATTGAAACTCCTGGTTGCCCATTGGAAGTTGGTACTGGTGGTGTCTTAGCTGTATCTGCTAACTATGATGCTGATAAAGTCGTTGCTGAAACAGTCCGTTATTACTCTGCTTCTGGTAATTTGACATTTAGAATTAAATAACTTTAGGAGGATTTTATATTATGGATGAGAAAATTCTGAACGAATCAATTGCTTCTATGATTAAAGATAGAAGTAAACGAGACGCCTTAGCTCAGTTGATTACGGAATATGTTCAGCCCCAGCATATCACTACTGATTTCATTGGTATGCTTCTGAATACTCGTAATCTAAACCCAGGCGATGCTCTTGTTCGCAAGGTACGCAAGGGAATTGAGGTTCGTACTTTGGTACCTGGTTCTATTCACTTAGCAAGTGAAATCACTGTTCAGGAAAGAATGAATTATATTCTTGACGGTGCTGATGTAAAAGTAACTTTCAACGCTTGGGAAATGGATGCTGGCAATATTGGTACAGTAGCAGACATTCGTGCTGAAATGCTTGCTAAACTTCGTGACTACTTTATGACTAAAGTGTTTACAGCATTGGCTACGGTATGGTCTACAGTCAATACCCCTACCAATTATACCCAGGTTGCCACTGCAATTACCGCCCCTGTTTTAATGGCTGCTATTGATAACATTAACAATACTACAGGTGGGGTAAAAGCTGTGGTTGGTATGCGTTCTGTTATGACTCCAATTACCACATTCGGTGCATTTTGGTCTGATGGTAACTCATGGGCTACCACCGAGCAGGTGTCGGGTATTGATAGCCAGTTGCAAAAAGTTGTTGATGAGGGTATGCTTGGCAAGTTCTATGGAGCGCCTTTGATTGCTATTAATCAAGCATGGGATAACCCAGTTGACCACACTGCTCTAATGCCAGCTACTGGTATTCTAGTTATTGGTCAAAATGTTGGTGAGTTCATTACTTATGGTAATGTTCAAACTAAACAATGGGAGGATATGCGAGTCACACCACCCCAGTGGAATTTAGAGCTTTACCAGCAATTTGGTTTAATGATT